TGAACTAATCTACCGAGTTGCATTTTCATATTTTGATCTTCAGAGTCTTTATCACTAAATGCATTAGTTCTATTTAACTTTGTTCTTACTAATCTATTAGCTTTATAATCAGGAAAAATTTTCCTTCTTCTTTGTGACCCGCCTTTTCCATCAAAACAAATTATTACTCGAGTAGGTTGAAGAGTTCTTATTGCAAAACCAATTGACATTAAAAATCCTGTTATACCTCCGACATGAATACCATCATCATTTGTTACAGGTGATACAGCAAAACTTCTTATAAACGTATTTAACCCATCGATAATTAAAACTTTATCGTTAGGTGAAGCAGTAGAAGATTTTCCTTCTTCTAAATTTTCTAATATACTAAAATATTTCTTTTTCATTTTATTCTCAAAAAAAGGTAGGGACATCAGCGTTATGCATCAGTCCCTACCGTGAGCTGCTAGTTTTATATGATTTAGTATCGAGTAATATAGCTCTCCTCTCTACATTGGTATCAGCACATATAAACGTTCACATTAATATTCACAGGGCTATAGGACTGTAAATACTACTCATTATCCTTCTGGGACAGGTTCATCACTTATCGATATATCATCAATTCCTATAGTATCTGTTTTATACTCCATTACTAGAGCATTACAGATCTTATGATATACCTCTTCTTTAATAGTAGGATTTTCCTCTAAAAGCTTTTGCCAATCTTTCGATAAAAATTTATGAGATTTCCCATCTTCGCTCACATACGTGTACCACGCACCACCTGCTGATACAAGTTTTTGAGCTTTCATAACCTTTAACCAACCACCAAAATCATCGACACCGGAATCGAAATAAATTTCAAATTCAGCTTTTCTTAATGGAGGTCCCATCCTATTTTTTACAACTTGAGCTTGAGTCTTAATACCGATAGTCTCATCAACGCCGTTTACTTTAGCTTTAATTTGACCCATAGATTTTAATCTCAATCTACAACTTGAATGAAACGCGATAGCCTTACCGCCAGAAGTAGTCCAAGGATCACCAAACATAACACCAAGCTTTTGTCTCAACTGATTAGTAAATATAAGAGCTACTCTTTGTCTACCTACCATTTGAGTTACTTTTCTCATAGCTTTAGATAATACGATTGCCTTGGAAGTTGCCCAACCATCTTTACTGTAGTCTGCTTCACTTTCTACAGCTGTTGTAGCTGCAGCTACTGAATCTACAACGATAGATACTAACCTATCTTTACTAGATTCTCTAACTTTAGTAATAATACTTTCTATAACTTCGAAAATATCCTCTACAGTTTCTAACTGGACATATAACATATTTTCTACATCAACACCAATGCATCGAAGAAACTCTTCATTCATTGCATTTTCAGTATCGATATAAACTGCTAAACCACCCTGCTTTTGCGTGTTAGCTAATAAATGAGCAGCTAGTAAAGATTTACCACTACCTTCTAAACCAGTTATTTCGGTAATTCTACCAACTGGTATTCCTCCATTAGCACGATTTGCAATAGCAAGGTCAAGCATTGACGATCCAGTAGAAATCCACTCTGTTAAATCAGTAGGTGTTTCTTCTGAACCATCTAAAAAATATGCTACCTTATAGTCTTTGAATTTTTTATTTAAGCTATCTGCTAATACAGAAGCTAAATCATCTCTCTTTGACATATATTATAACCCCTTAGTTTTTGAATAATTCATCGAATGCTTGATTAACGTCATCAACCTTTTTATTTTCATTAGCTGTTTCTTGAGCAGGTGCAGAAACATCATTACTTTCATCTTCTGGATTTAACCACTCAGCTAATGCTTGTTTAAGATCATCATAAGATACTTCCTTAAATATATCAGTAATCTCTTTTTGACCGTCAGTAATTTTACTTGCTACATCCTTATTGTCAGTAGCTTGAGTTTGATTAGGTTTTACTCTAATCGACGTTTTAGGAAAGCTTCCAGCTCCCTCAGCAGCGATAAATTCAACAGTAACATCTCTTCCGTTCATAACATCAGTGATATCACCATAATCAGGATCAGCGATAATACTCAATAATTCTTGATATACAGTTTTACCGAATCCCCAGAATTTTACACCTTCACTTTCTTGACCTCTAACAATAACAGGAACATAAGTTCTCATTTTAGGTTCCATTTTTCTAGCCATTTGCCAATCTTCTTTATTACCAGAAGATTTAAGTTGTTCACAGAACTCAACTATTGGATCAGCTTTACCGAAAGTTACGGGTGATAGATAAATCTTCTTACCAAGATTATAATGAAAATATAACTCCTGAAAAGGGTTATCTTTATTATACTGATAAGGTACGATTCTAATTGTTTGTTTGCCCGGTTCGGGCTTCCACAGGTTATTTTGTTTACCTGTTGTAGTTTGCAAGTTAGTTAATTTCTTGCGGATAGCGTCTAAATCAATTGCCATTTTTTAACTCCTATTTTTTATTTATTAATTATTAATTGTCATTTGTTATTCTATAATAAATATCGCCTGACGTGATTTATCCTTTAATATAAGAAATATTTTTCATTCTAGCAACATTTTTACAATGTAAATAGAATTTTTTTAGGTTATGCGGAAATTCTTCCATCATACTTCTTATTTCAAATTTATCAATTCCGAACGTTTTATGCAAAGCATCTACTAATTTTATTAAACGTTCATTCTCTGTATTATAACCATCTTCAAATAATTTATTTCTACGTTTATAATACTTCATTTGAATATCAATATATAGATTATCTCTTTTAGGATCATCAAATCCTTTATAATTTTTTTCAAACTCTTCTAACTCTTCTTTCATCCAATGCATTTCATATTTAGCTTCTTTGAAAAATTGAGGGTAATCGAAATCACCATTTTCAATTTTATCTAATAGCGGTGCAGAAGGTTTTAATGATTTGTGTACAGGAAATCTTCTCCACCAATAAAAAGGTAATCTACTTCTATTTTTAGGTTTTTTAGGTATTCTCATTACTTCCAAAATATTTGAATTAATACTAGTGTTACAGCTAAAATTAAACTTACTAAAGTTTTAGTAGTTATTCCTTCACCCATCATAACATAAGTACATATAGCCATTACTATCATACCAGCTCCAAAACCAACCAATCTACCTGGCCATAACAATCCATCAAATCCTTGTACAACATACTTTGTTGCGATTATTAATATATAAGAAATAGGTATTCCGCATAGAGCAATCAACATAGGATTATCTTTTGGCCATTTCCATATAAACTGAGAGTTAGTTTGAAACCAAATCATAGCTTGACCTACAATAAACAATATAAACCCAATTAATATATTATGCATATCTTTTCCAAATTTTATTTAAGATAGTTTTAGTTTCTTTGTTAAACTGAAAATAGTTATTTAACATTCCAGATAATCCTGATTTTACTTTATTTACATAATCCATATCTTTACCAAACATAACACCATTAGGAGAGTCCATAGGTGTATCACCATTCTTGTTCTCCCACGCTCTCATACGCTTAAGCAGTTTAGCTATTTTTATAAGACGCTGGTCTAAATTAGGACCACCATCTACATAATCTCTCCATGTCCATTTTTCATCCATTTCTTAAAATACCTTATAATTCCATAATTCGCCACATTCATCATCTTCATCTACCAACACTAATAAAAGATCTCTATGACCTAAAATATGTTTAACAGCTGCATAATCAGAATCTGATAGTTTATTCCAATAACCAAATCTAAGGGTTAAAACGTTATTCTTATCAGCGCCAACCTCAACTTGACAATCAACTACTTTTTGAATCTCTACTAATTTTTCTACTTCTATTCTCATAACAATTTTTTTAGTGAATCAGGAAGGATTCGAACCTTCGACCGTCGCCTTAGAAGGGCGATGCTCTATCCAGCTGAGCTACTGATCCGTTATAATATACGAACTTTATTTCGTAAATGCAACAAATAAGCACATACCACCTAAACAAGTAGCAGCCATAAAGAATCCCATTTCGTTCAAAGGATCAGCAAAGTCGATATAATTTAATATATCTCCAGTACCAGTCATCCAAGCGACAACTAAACAAAGGATTCCGAACATAATAATCATTGATTTTTTTGATAACATAACTAAACTTTTCATATCTATAACGTTTTTATTTATATATAAATATAAGAACTATTTTACAATATTCCAACTGTTTTAGGGGGTATTTTTAATTTTTTTTCACTTTAATGTGAATAATATCGTGAACTGCTGTATCTATTCTACGTAGACCATCATCATTGGTAAGTAAAATACAATCTCTGTAATTTTCCCAATCAAGTTGGTACGTAGTGTCAAGTATACCGTTATTTACTATTTCGATTGCTCTATTGAGAGCGTTAATGGTATAAAGGGTATTAGTGTGTTTCTTACGATGTAATGATATAGTTTGTTCAAGCTTTGTATTATCAATTGTTTTATCGATATTATAAGTACACATAAGATCAAAGGTATTATCTTTATCTTCTAATACAAAAATTTTATTGTAAACGATATCATAAGTATCAACAATAGTATCAACCGTTTTTCTCAGCTTTCTTTGATTTGAAAAAGTGCATAATAATTGAGTCTGCATTATATTTTCCCCAACACTAATCTACCTGGTTTAATACTACCACCTGAAACAGAAAATGCTAGTGTATTTTCATTACCTGATCTCATATCAACTTGCGTGTAGTTTGTACCTGTTTCATTAATTGAATGTAACACAAAAACTTTAACGGCAGCGTGCCCACCTTTTGGAACTATCGAAGAATCAACAACTATACCTGGAATATATTTACCATCCTTTACAGCATCGTTCATTTCCATAGCTTTCAATCTATCCTCTCTAAACTGTTTACCACTTTTTAGGAATTCATATGCTTTACCACTAGGATCAGTACCATATACTTTGAATAGAGGAAGTTCAGTTCTACCGAAATACATTTCTTTTTCTAGCTCAACAAATTCTTCAAGAACTTTAGATACATCTTTTACTGTTCCTGACTCACTTTTTAACATTGCTGTAATATGTTCATATGCCATAAAGTTAATCATTAATTTTAGTGCGTATTTTGCACCTTCATCAATAGATGATGGTTTTCTTAACTCAGGAGCTCTAGATTGCTTAGTACCATCTATACCATCATCAGGCTTATCTAATAATTTTTTTAGATTATTCCACTCTGAATTAGCCATGTTATGAAGAGCTTTAAGTTCTGACATATTTCCCTGTAATGCTAATTGACTGCACATTTTTGCATATTCGCTATATGTATATTTTTTACGAGCTTCTTTTAACTGTCTAACACCTCTATCAAATCTACCTTTCATAAATTTATCTAATTTAGGTGATGGTTTTGAGTATCTAGCAGATAATTTTTTTACAACACTTTTACTAAAATTAGATACTTTAGATTTTACTTTATCAATTAATGTAGTAAAAGTATCTTTTATATATTTTAGACCTTGTTTGAAATAATCTCCAAGTCCTTCAGTTAATATAAACATAGAATCACCATGCTTTATTACTTCATTGGTAAGTTGTAATCTCCATGTATCTTCAGGCGTTTTAGTACCATACATATCTCTAAAACTTTTTACAATTCTACCTAATTGAGCACCACCATCAGATTTTTTATTACTTATTTGATAAAATTCATCCCCAGATTCAGTTGTACATTTTCCTTTGCTATCAAATGTAACTTTATCTTTAGCAATATTAGCTATAAGTGTTGCTGGATTAGATTTAGTTATAATTGTATCAGCTGTATTATCTTTGAAACCTTTAGAATCTAAATTCTCATTACCATAGCCTGCACTATAAAATTTATTGATACTTTTATGGATAAAATTCCACCCTTTACATCCATGCGCTTCAGCAAATTTTTGAATACCAATAGCTAATTGTAATGCTTGTAATAAATCTGGTATTGTTGTAAGTTTACCCTTTAATCCAGAAGCACCAGCTGATTCAGGCCCTAGTGCACTTTCAAATGCAGCTACAGCTGCTTTCTGATCATTTAATGTTACATTAGGATTATTTATTTTATTATAGTGGCTTACAGCATCAAAATACAATCCAGTACAAGCTGCAGATTCTAAAGTATTTTCATCCCACTTAACCATTGAGCCGGATTTACCTTTTTGAACTTTACCAAACATACCTCCAAGCTTACCTTTAGGTCCAGTTATTTTATAAACGTCATTTCCTGATTTTATATAGAAAGTAATACCTGCACCAATATTAACTTCAATTGCGTTATCGACTGGGCTTGATTTGAAAAACGGCCCTTTGGGAGGAGTAATACCACCTCTCTTAAAAAGATCATCAGTATTTTTAATTGCAATAAATTCAGTACCAACAGTATATTTATCATCGAATACTGACGCTTCAGTAAGTAGTTTATCTTCACTAATAATTTTTCCTACTTCAACACAAAACTCTTGAAAAGTTTTAGATGAATGTTTAGCAGGATCAACAACGCGAGGTATATATTCTTTTATAAAATTTTCATCACATCCATACTGACGTAACACACTTTCTAGAATCTGAATATGAGTTCTATTGTGTGGATCTGGACACCCGTCATTGACTTTATATGCCCAATCAGTTAACGCTTTTTCTATAAAATATTTCATAAATTTCCTATATATAAATATCTAGATACCTACTCAAAGGTATAAAGATTCATTTTATTATAATTATGTCCCGTTTTACATTTTACTGGGTAAATCATTGTATCTTTTATATTATTTAATAAAGATATTTCATTAGGGTGAATGTCAAATAATAGCGCATCATAGGTATATAATACAAGCTTACTTTGATAATCTTTCAACATATTTTGTATCGACTCAATTATTAAAACATTCTGTTCAGTTTCCATAGATTGAATTAGATAATTAAATAATGTTTGAGGTTTAATATCTCTATCTTTGAGATTCTCTGCATGAACCTTTCTTTTGAATATAGGTGTTTCTACATAACCTTTACTAATATAAATATCCCAAAGTTCAAAAATATAGCTCTTTACTTTACTAAAAAATGGAATATTTTCAAACTCTTTAGGAACACCACCATATAATATTTTGAACGATACTGCTTTAGATTCATTATACTCATCTTTAGTTATAAGATCTTTTCCAAAATAATATTTACCTAAATAAGTATGCATAGAAGTTTTAGGTAAATCATAGTTAATCATTTTTGCAATTAATCTTAAATGATATGCATCGAAATCAAACTCTACTAATTTACCTTTATCGAATCTACTAATATATTTTTCTCTTGTACCATCTTCTTTATTTAACGCTGCATAGTTTATTCCATTAAATGAATTACTTGGTCTACCTGTAGTTGTCCATAAATTATATTTAGTAAATTCAACACCGTTATAAGTTGCAAGTCCATTATTTTCAATACTTCTAAAAGCAGGTATCACTTTTTTATTATATTCAGTAAAACCAGGTAAATTTTTATTTTTAATTACTTGTAATGTTTTTTCTTTTATTTTATTACAATACTCTAAATGTTTATAGACTGGTATAACATCATTTATATTATCAAGCTTCCAATACTTATTATAAAAAAACTTATGTGATTCAGTATATAACTCTTCTTTATTAATATTATATAAATTTGTAAGATAGTATAACGCATCAATATTTATAGAATTTTTTATACCTGTACTATAAGTATATTTAATATTATCATTATTAATAAAGCTTAAGCTATCGATATTGTAGATTTTATCAGAATGATTTACAAGAATACAGTAAGTCTTTTTCGAATTAATAATATAAATATACAAAAGTGATAATTTGTTAATTACTCTATGTTTACGAATATCACTGTATATAGGTATTACTATTGATTCAGAATTATTATACTCAACTTTTAGTTGAGATAGTATTTTATCATTATCTACAATCATTATAACCTTTTGAAACTTTACCTAATATAAGAAAAACTATTCAAATAAACAACTAACTTCTAGAATAATCAGAATCACTCTCTAGACTCCTATTATCCGTATCATTAACTACCGGTGCTGTCAAAGGTGATTTATATAAATCAGGATCTTTACGCAATCTTCTTGTTGACTGCGGTTCATTTGAATCTGGACTTTTAGAAACTTGATAAGAAAACCATTCTGCAACATTTTTTCTTAATTCTACAGGCGCTTGAGCAACTGCTATATCAATTACTTCACGCTTTCTCATTTCAACAGTTTTTCTATTTTTTTGTTGTTGTGGCCAGTAAAAATTTATTAAAAAATAAATTCCTTTAGCTAATTCTTCTTCAAATTCTGCAGCTACATCAGGTGCAACTTCTCTAATCTCACCAGTATATCGTAATATAATTGAACGCTTTCTACTTTCAACTAATAAATCACTTATAGGGATAGGTCCATTTATAGGAGGTGGTAATATATTTGTAGTTGCGAGACCTTTTCTATTTTCATACTCTTCTCTATGACCTAAATCAGTATACTCATCGCCTTCAGTAAAGAATTGTAGACCAGTCATAGATTGTTCAGCAGAAGGATCTCCGTGTATCGATTCATGTTTATATTCTTTACTGTTATCTTTTTCAGCCATTTTTATCTCCTTATACTAAATTAATATTTGGATTTTCTTTATTTTTAGTATGTATTTTTCTACCGTAAAATTTTGACGCTGTTTTTGCACTTTCACTCATCGATGGCATTTTCACGCCATTAACAGTCTTACCAATCATTTCAAGGTGTCCTGGGTCCCAACCAATATGAGTAGGTGAATATTTTTTCTTAGTATTTACTTTTGAAGCATCTGGATCATAATCACCATTTTTCTTATATTTATTTCCTTTCCAAGAAAAATCTCCACCCCATCTAAATCCTTCCATTTTACCATATCTTGCTGCTTCTGCCCAAAACTTAAATGCTTGATCTTTTACAAACTTTTTACCTTTTTCAGCTATAGTCTTTTTATTATTACCATATGAATAACGCTTATCTATAATATCCATAGCTTGTGAATTAGGTTCACCTTTTTCGTTAATTGCACAGTGATTACCGAATGTAACTTGTGATTTTCCAGATGAAGCTTTTTTAGCTTGAGATTTAAGAGATCTAAAACAAGTTACAATTTGAGGTTGCCATCCATCAGCTTTTAGTTTAGCTTCAACTCTTAACCAAGCTGCTGCAACAGTAGGATGAAGAGCATCTAAACTTTTATTATCTTTAGGACCATTAGCACCGCCAGATTTGAAAGTAGTTTTCTTTTTATATTCAGTAGGTGGTTGCTCTACAATTTTTGCTTCAGGCTTATTACCTGAATCACTTATCGGTCTCATTAATGTACCTATACTTGTTGACCAATCTTCTGGCGTAATACTATGATCTACGGAAGTAATTTGTAAAGCAACAGTATCTCGATACCTATCAGGTAATATACCACCTTCACTGGTAGTCTTTATATGAATCGCATTACCCATATATATACCTGATATTCCATGTAAAGTTAATGATACGTCAATAGGAATAGGTGGCCTGTATGAACCAACGGTTTGAGTATCACCATGAATATATTTTCTTACATATTGTTCAGCTATTCTTACACCTTCTTCGATAGGTTCAGTTTCGTCAGTTCCATTTAATTCAATCCTTCTAGTATCACCTAATAGGTTTCTATATGAATTTAATAATTTTTCTTCAGCAGCTTGTCTATCTTCTGCAGATCCAGTTGTATTACCTAATATTTTAATAGATGAGATAGATTTTAATCTATCAGATATACCTGCACCATACATTTGAAACATCTGTATCGATGAACCTTTTTCATTACCTGAGCCCATAGTACCGTAATATGCCATTGTAGCTAATTCATTAGGTATTTTAGATTGTATCTTAACATCTCTTAAAACATTATTAGTACCAGCTGCAGCAAATTTATAAATTTTATATCCGTTAACTTCCTGCATTCCTGTCCACCCACTTGAATAATCATCAACAAATTCAGTTGGTGTGTAATTTTCATCAATTATACTTATTTGACCTAAAGCTGAATTAGTAAGCATTTTGAAACTCCATGGCTTACCACATGCTGTATTTACTGCATCAAGAATCGTTAAACAAAATTTTCTAACATTTTCAGATTTTTCAGCTGATTCTAATACTAAATCTGCATTTATCATAATGTTTCTTAAAATGCCACTATTAGTTGGAACATTAGGTAATCCGTTAGGACCAATTCCTATAAATTTATTAAAGCAATCTTCTCCTTTTAGATATTTAGAAGCTCCTGATAGACCCGCATCTAATAAATGTTCACCTCCACTTGCACCACCTGAACCATCTGCAGTAATAATCATAGCATCTAAAGTTTCTTGACCTGGAATATAACAAACAGTTGGATCTAGTGATCTTAATCCTGAGTGATTAACGATATGTACAGGCTTCCAAACTTCTCTATTTCTTGATTGAGGTGTAAGTAATCCATCATCATCAAACTCGACACCAACTAATTTAGCAACATCAGGATCTAAAGACGCTTTTTCATTATCAGTCATTCTTGCACAAGATCTAAATAAAGTATCAAGAGTTGTGTTATTATCATTTTCTTCGTTTTGTCCAGGCTTAACTGCTTTAGGCATATATAATTCGTTTATAATATAATCTTCTATAAATCTCCACGTTACATATGTATTACCATAAACTACAGAACCTACAGGTAATAAGTTAGCTGTCTTACCCATTACATAATCATAACCTAATTCTTCGGTTACATTTTCTCTTACTTTACTATCAAGACCACCAATTCTAGGTGCATGTACAGGTTGATTGTTTGCATAAATTACTTTATGAAATTTACCACTTCCACTTAACCTTACAGGTTTTTTACCTGATTTGAAATCATCGCTGTTAACCCAAGAAAGCATTCCTAAATTTTGAGCTGTATTTGTTATCTCAGCATCAACTTTCATATTTTCATTTAATTCATTTTCTCTATCATCTGCTTTTTGATTATCAATACCTTTAGCTTTAGCAACTAGATCAGCTACTAACTGTTCATCTGATTTTGCATTATCACCTTCAAAAGATGCAACCTCTTTATAATTACCATTATCATCTTTAGTATATACTGTTATACCTGTCTGTTGTTCAACTGCATACGGTCCATATTGTCCCCAATCAACCTTTTGACCGGTTTCATCAAAATATGTTTTACCATCATCTGTACTTTTCCATCCATATTTTTTAGCTGCTGCATCTTTAGACATATACCCTTTTATATCTTCTGAAGAAGGTTTAACAGTACGTTGACCTAAAGGTATATCTTCCTGTCCAGGATCTTCCATTTTAGGTATTAATTTTTTAACGCCCCATGGATTAAACCAATTTCTATAATTTAAGTAAAGGTTGTTACCTGATGTTGTATGATCAACTATACCACTAAATGTTATTACCCAAATAGTATAATGTTTTCCTAAAGTAGAACCTTTCTTACTTGGTTTAGGATCTCTTTTTATAAAAAAATCACCATCACGAAGTTGGTCTCCCCATTTCAACTCCATGTTAGCCATACCATTATCATTTGAACCACCAGACCATAAAAAATCACTAACCTTACTATTTTGAAATCTATCTTCTAAATAATCTAAATCAGGTTTTCCACCATTAGGTCTAGTAATTTTTGACATATCTACTATACCTTTTCTTGCGTCTGTTACATTAATTCCAGCTTTCCTTATATCATCAGCATACATACAATATGCAACACATTTATTCCACCAAGTTCTATCACCTTTAATTAATGTTGTTTTTTGACGTTTTCCTCCTTTGAACTCTCCTATAAAATATTCTTCTTTAGAAGAACTACCTGTTGATTCTTCAAATTGTAAATCACCGTTTTGATCTTTAGTAATTTTAACATTATAAGCACTGGTATTTAATTTTTTAGGATTTACTTTAACTGTTATACCAGATTCACCACCACCATCTATTGCTACATCTTGTTCACCAGCTGGATCACCAAGTTCAATTTTACCTATATTATTCTTTGATTGTTTAGAAGCATTATCTTCAGCTGGTGCAGCTTCAACAGCTCTACTTTCTTTTTTAATTAAAGAAACTATAGTTCTTACATCTGAAACTTGGATTTTTTTGCCTTCAACCTCCATTTCACCACCACAATCAAAACTTACAGTAGGAATACCGGTCGCTAATGAGCCAGGTGATACAACATCAACTCTACAATCATATCCACCAGCACCATCATTAGTCCAATTAAATTTGGTTACTACACCTAAAAGTCCATCGTAAATACCTGCATCAGGTCCAGTTGGGTCAGTTATTACCGCGTTTGCTTGCTCTTCTAAATTATATAAAGGTCTTGCATCGCCTGGGAGTCCTTTAGTAATACCATATGACTTTCTTAATATTTCAGTATTTATAAGATTAGTATTACTTAAAGTACTACCATCTGTTATTAGTTCAACATTTATAGGATCAATATATTTTGTAGGATGAAACCATCCCCATTCTACAAGTACAGATATACCAGGAATCATATACATCATTTCTATAGCTTCTAGATCATCAGTATTAAAAACTTTTATATCGAAAGAAGCTCTTCTAATAGTTCCTAAGTCACCTTTATTACTTACATTTAATGCTAAAATGCCGGGCACTGGACTTGATTTCATTCCAAGTACATCTTGCCCTCTCCAACCTTGCGCTGTTGATCTATATAAAGAATGCCCGGAATTACCAATACCTGCAACATTACCAGCACTATGACGGACACCAATATCTTCATTAAAATTATTTGCTTTCCAATCAGCTGCACTACCATAAGGTCTACCTGCTACCCATTGTCTACCGCCTGCGTCACCTGAAACGCTTGAATCAGTTCCAGCTTCTCCACTTTCAACCGTTTGATACCCACCACCGTGATTAATTCCTTTACCACCCCAGATTATCCAATCTCTCCAATCAGGTACTTCAGGAACATTATATATTGATACATTAGGATTAGCTAAAAAAGTTGTTTGTGGTATCGCAAATGGACAAACTCTTATCCACGGTGTTCTCTCTTGAAAGTATCTAAAAGCAGCTGTTTGATCAAGATCAGTCATTGCTTGATTAGGACCTCTAAAAGTTAAAGCATTAGTATCAGCATCTAACCGTCTTACTATTAACGGGTGCATAGCATCAAGAAATATTCCTCTGAACCCTGACATATTAGTATCCCGAAGTATTATTCTTATTAGAAGTAGTTATTCCTTGAGGATCAGCTGGTAAGCGTAATATTTTACCATCATCAATATTAAGTGTTCCTTTACCTATACCATTTGCGTCAGCAATAATCCACCAAAAATCTCTATTGCCATAATATTTATGAGCAATAAGATCTAATCTATCTGTTGTAGTAACTTCAACATATCGATCATTAGGTGAGAAAGGTATTTTACCTAATACATACGTAGATTGTATAGGCTTACTTCTTTCTTTTTTTAATAAACTGTTAGCTTTATATCTCATTTAATAACTCCTATATATTACCCAAATACATTTAAGTTAGTTTCAGGATTTCCTGGTGTTTCAGTTGGCTTTTTTAATCCCGCTGATTCATTAACATTAAATAAACCACCGTTATTATCATCTGCTCCTGGTACTCTATTATGTAATACTTTTAGTCCTATAGATATTGTACAAACTCTAGGCATAACAAATCTTGTATAACCATTACCTTCTCCTTTTGCATCAAGCTTTCTTCTTTCTTTACGCGTTTTAGGAAACTTTTTTATTTTAGATTTTACTTTTTGTACTTCTTCTTCTGAAGCATTTGCTTTTTCTAGTGTTTGTACCTTCTTCTCTCTTCCTTTATTTATTTTACGTTGCACCGCTTCTCTTAACTGCGCTCCGATAGGTGGTGTTAAAGTAATCGAATCGTGATGTATTTCAGGATCCTCTATTTCCCACATCATTTCTTCATTAGGTGTAATTGCCATTGAAGTCATAGCACAAAGTTCATCATCAAGATAGTTACCTATTGTTACTTTACATAATCTACCAGCAAATCTAAATCCACTATCTCCATCTGATTGAGGTAATACAAACTCAGCTAGTTTATTTATTCTTTTCCACATTGGCCTTAAATCTTTACCTGCAACAGCAGCTACTGTTAAATCGAAAGCAATTTCTCGAGTAAATCCTCCATATGAAACAACACCTTGAGGTCTTCCTACATACATTGTTTCATTCCAAGTTGGTGTTACTGTATCTGATAATCCAGCTATCATACCTCTCATTGGAACCATTACTTCATCACCAGCAGCATCAAATCCTTTGAATAAAATAGGTATTAAATCAGGTACACCACCAGCAGTTGCAGTATCAAGTAAACGCGAATCATGTGATCTATCATCTCCATATAATAGTCCATAACGTTTTCTTACATCTTTAGATTGTAATCCTTTATCTTTGAAAATAGATGTAATTCTTTCAAATGGCTTTTTTGGATCAAAGTTAACAGGTATATCAGCGTATGTATTTGTAAGTTCAGTTGGTAAAACACCTAGCTGTTGAGCAGTTCTTAAAGCATTCGTAGCAGTTTTAAGAGCTTTACCAGCTACTGTTGTGTTAATAACAGGAGCTACAAGATATTTACCTGCTGTAAATAATCTTGGTTCTATAGATCTAAATGAACCTAAAAGATATAATCCACCTAATATAAGAGCACCTCTACCTTGTCTTCTTAAACCTGTATATCGTCCAGCAAAAGCTTGTTGCTGTACATTAGTTTGCGAAGGTAAGTAATTTCTTGGCTTACCACCATATCTATCTTTTTTGAGCTGATCATAATATCTTCTCATAGACTTTTTTTGATTTGAACCTGGCTGTAGTATTCCCATATTATAATCCCATCGGTGCTTTTTCTAAATGAATAGCTTCGTTAAGTGCATAACCGTCAACACTTAGTACTCTACCTTTATGAACAGCAGCTATTAGTTGATCCATTTTATCTAATAATGGTTTAAGATTAATACTACCGTTTCCACCCCCTTTTGTTCCATGACTAGGGCTCATTGAAACACCATCGTTCTTTGTTCCTTGGAAAATACCCCCTTCTTGAGGTGACATTACTATCGGTCCACCGTTAGGATCAATTCCAAGGTCACCAGTTGGTACAGTAGCAGGTGCAGGACTTGGAGATGTCATCATATATCCTAATAATGCACCAACACCTAATGCTACAGCAGCCATTGCAATCACAGTACCTAAACCAAATGTGGCAGCAGCGTTAGTTGTTAATGCAGCTGTTGCACTCGCAGTTCTTAATCCTACTTCAGCTCCTAATTTAGGTAATTGAGCAGCTGAGGCAGCAGCAGCTTTCTTTTCATTTTGAGCTTTAACCATAGCAGCAATAGATTGTGCAACCATAAGTCCTTGAATCACCATCTGTATACCTTGAAATACCATTGCTAAATTATTAGCATGCTCAGAGTCTTCTAATTGTTGAGCTGCAATATCAAGCATATTATTTTCAAAATTCATTCTACGTTCTTCACCGGTGGCAGCAGCTTCATCACGCTCTAACTGTAACCCAAATTCTGCTATTTTACCCTCTCTAATTAATGCTTCTGTTTCTGCAATTTCTTGAGCTTTTTTAGCATCTTCAGCTCTTGTTTTTTCCAGCTCTTTAGCATTTTTTAATTTCAATATATCAACACCTAATGCTTCATTAAGTGCACTAATTTGCAATGAGTTTAAGCCATCAAGATCACCAGCTTGAGCAACAACCTCTTTTAACATTGCTTCATGATCACCTTCGATAGCCAATGCTCTAGCTTTATCTAGATTCATGTTTTTACCGGTCATTACATTAGCAATCATTTGCTTTTCAATACTACCTTCTACATCTAATAAAGACTTATTCATGTTAACTACATCATTTAACTCGAATCCTAATCTACGAGCTGCAACAGCCATGATTCCAATTTCATCACCTGACATACCAAACGTTCTTGCCATCTCTGCACCAGAAGCAGCTATATCTTTCATTACACTAGAAAACTTAACACCTGATGCATCAGATAAAGATTTAATACCTGCCATTAAGTTAGTTGAGGTTTCTAAAGTAGCACCAGAAGTTTCAAACATTAATTTACTAAAATTAGCAGCTTCACTTGAAGATATTCCTAATCTTTTAGAAGCAACATCTAGATTTACAGCTTGTTCAGCAGTAAATTTCATAGCTCCTCCATATGCGTCATTTAATGCACCCATGGTTGCTACAGAATCTTTCAAGTTAGTATTATACTTGTTAGAACCTTTCATTTGTGCTAAAATTTCAGTATTTAGCTTTCTAGCTTCATTAACATTAACGCCCATAGCATCCGCAGTACTTCTAGTATTATCACTACCACGTTTAATAAGATCTTGCATTTTATCAAGTACAGTTACAAACGCTGTACCTACTGCAGCTAGCTTTTTCATACGGCTAGCTTTTTCTTCTATCTTATCAGAAAGTTCAATCTCAAGACTTAATTCCTTTTCTTTAATCTTAAGATTAGCTTCGTTCATAGCCTTGACTTTAGCCTCTTGATTGAGGTACTCTTGGCTTTGATCGTTCTTCTGTCTTAAGACTTCCAGGTATTTTTCTTCCAAGGCCTGTTTTTGACTGGCCATCTCTACCTGTTTTTTAAGAATATTTAACTCTTTCTCTGAACTCATATACTATTACTTTTCGTATTTAGCTACAACTGCATCGAAATCAGCTATAGCTTTTTTTAGATCTGCAACCCTTGCTTTTACTTTAGGGTCTTTCATTGCTTGTTTACGTGCAAGTCTATCGATAAGCTTGCCACCGAAATAGACACCTAGTACGCCTTTCAAGGCTGTATCAAGAAATCCTTCTCGTAAATTTTGTTTGCTCATAATATCTCTCCATATGTATGGTTTTATATATTATAAATATCAAACTATTTACTTTTTACGTGGAATATTCGGTAGGTTACCCTTAATAGATTTTACTTTTTTATTTTGAGCTTCTATAACTTCATTACGCTCTTTTACTTTTTTAACTACGAGTTTCTGATAGAATCTACGCAGATCTATAGGCATAGTATATAGTTCAGACCACGAGAAGCCTGGTCCGTTGTCTAGTATATAAAACAACGTTTGGTGCAGAACGGCCCTGTAATCAGAGCCTAGGCCAAAAAAAGGAGGTGTCAATTGGCAGAGCCATTTCCTGATAAAAATCTTCAGTTGGAATATCAATAACAACTGTTAAATCAAAATCAGGGTTAATATCTAGCATAAACTTCCTTAAATGTAATGAATCTTTAGCAAGTAAATAGTTATCTACAAAGCTATTAATAAATTTAGGATCATCATTACCGTCAATACTTACAATACATTCTTTTAATGTAGTTGTTTGATTTCTTAAAGGAATACCTGCTTTTTCTTGAGATCTGATAGCTTTTTCGATCGACTTTTGCTCTACAATTGTTTGTAGCTTAAATACTACAACCTTTTTACTTACTGGCAACTCATATTCAAATTCTCTTGAATTTTTATATAATGACTCGTCAATATCTTTAGGTTTAAGTATATTCAAATCTACTGTATGAGGTATTTCTTTACCAGTGTCAGGATGTGTTACAGTAATATCGTAATCACTTCCATAACCAAGGAGCCTTGCAGCTAACATTACAGCACTTCTATCACCCATAATCATTTCATTCATATTTACTGGCTGTCCTTTACCATTACCTACAACAATAGCTTCATATAATTTATCTAATGCTAGTCCACGTTTAAGGTAGTTAGGATTTGTAAGTATATCTTCATCTTTAGCGGTCATATAGCGTATTTCTACTTCACCTGAAGATAAAGGATGGTCTAGTGGATATACTAATCCTTTAGATGGTAATGGTACTATTTCTGTTGGAAATAATGAATCATTATCATTTTTTGATTTACTTTCTGATTGAGCGTTTGCAATAATTTTTGCTTTTATTTGAGCGTCTGTTAACTTTTGTGCCATTCTATAACTCCTATTTATATTGTTCTATAATAAATATACACCAACAAAAAAAGTCCTAGGATTTCTAGGACTTTCTTTATTTTTGAGTAGCGATATTATTTTTCAGCAGTTACTGTAAAAATTACTTTATTACCATATCCAGCAGTAGCCATAGTAGTATGTACAGTTAATGTATCATCAAGAGTTAATATATAATCATTAACATCTTTTGCTAATCCAGCACTACCTGAATCGACTGTAGCTGTTACATCTACTAGAAACGTTTTAACTTTAGTATTAGCTTGTGTACGTGCTGCCATATCTTATCTCCTTATAGATCCCAAAGTGCCCAATCGTATTTCATTGTTACTGAAATCTCTAATGGTTGATCGTTAGCCCAATCATATTCACCAAACTCAGCTGATGATATGAAAGCACCTTTCAATATGAATCTTTCACAAATATTTCCTGCAGGATCTAATCCTTCTACAGTTACTTCTTTTTTATACTCTGATGGATAACCAGCTAGCCCAGTTGCTGATTGATATCCTAATCTTACCCAATCTATTACATAAGTAGCACCAGATGGTATGATTGGATCGTATAATGTCATTGATACATCTTGCCAATCTGCTTTACCTTGTAATTTTCTATAAGTATTAATATGATCTAATTTAATCTCACCGAAACTTATTCCAGGTCTAGTTACTTTTTTAACTAGAAACGAAGGAATGTTTGCAACTGTCATAACAAACCTATTGGCTGTCTTGGGTACAAATAATTCTTCAGGTCCGGCCATGAATGATTCGGGGCTAAATTGTTCGAAATCTGGCATTGTTATTCTCCTCTATTTATTATAAATATCATTAATCACCAAAAGTTGCACCTGTTGGTAAGACATTAAAGTCTATTACTATGAATTCTGCTGCTTTAGCTGGTTGTAAGAATATATCACCTTTTAAGATATTTCTATTGATTACATCAGGTGTATTGTTTGTAGTGTCCATTACAACTTTGAAAGCAAAGAGTCCTTGGTTAGCTTGAACTTCTTCCATGTAAGGAACAACTGAAGATAAGAATCTATTTCTAGTAGCTACAGTATTGTTTTCGAATACTAGGAATCTAGAAGTTGAAGCAATAAATTTCTTAAGATTAATTAATAGTCTTCTTACATTAATTCTATCTAATGCAGAAGCTTTTTTCTGTAATGTTTTTTGACCCCAAGCACATACTCCTACTCCAGGAAATGTTGCTATAGGATTTATTTTACCTTCATACAAAGTATCTCTATCTGTATGAGTTAAGTTTCTTTCTGCTCTAATAGCATTAATACCACCTCTGTTTAATCCAGCAGGAGCAAACCATTCTGCAGCAATTGAGTCATTAAACGACATTACACCAGGCATTACTACTGAAGGTGGTACCCATCTATTCAATCCAAGTTGATTATCAGCAATCTTAATCCATGGCCAATACATAGCTGCATAACTTGTATTATAATCGTTAGCTTCACCTGTCACAGTCGATAGTGTAGTTGTATTATGAGGTACTGGGTCAACAATTGCGATTGCATCCCCTCTAGTTTCAGCTACTGATATTGCTTTATTAACAACAGCAGCATGCTGGTTTTGATTTGCACCAGGTACTAATATCATATTAATATCATAAAAATCTTGATTAGCTAGTAACTGAAGTCCTTTAGCATAAGCACTACCACCATTAGCATTAGCAAGATCATTTAGATCATATCCTTGAGAGTTAAGTGATGTAATATTTTCATAGTACTTTCTAGCACCTGAAACAGTGCTACCATCAGCACCACCGCCAAATGCTCCACCTAATGATCCTGAACCGTTAGCAGGTAAAGAAGCAGATGCAGCAGGTACTCTAACTGAACCATTTTCATCTAAATAGTTTACAGTTTGTTTATGAACCTCAACTCTTACTAGCGTAGATTTATTTTCATAATCACCAACTGATTGAATATAAGGATCAGATTCGGTACCTTGAATTTGGAAATATGAATCACCGATAGCTTTACCGATATAATTACTTGTATTAGGATCCAAGTTAACACCGTTAAATTGTTCAACGATTACTTTATTATTATTTGTATCATTACCTCTTCTAATATTAACATTAAAGGTACCAGTTTCATTATTTTTACCAGTTATCTCATATCTTAAATTATCTTTAGTACCTTCAGGTAATAGATTGTTTGCACCTTCAGTAACTGTTCCATCAGAAGCTACACTGTTTAATGTTGCTCCATGTGATAGTGTATGTAAAGTAAATGATTTACTTCCAGCTGTTGTTGCTGCAGATGAAGTATTAACACTAGCTGTAGCTACAGAAAAACCATCTCCTGCTATTCTTACAACTGTTAATGCACCACCAAACTGCAAATATCTTTCTGCTGTATGAGATGTTAAGAATTGATAGTAATCACTTCCAGATTGGAAAGTATCACCAAATTTATCAACGTATTCTGCGTATGTAGAAACTAGTGTTGGTACAAGTACAGGTCCTTTTACAGTAGGACCTACTATTGCTGCACCAATTTCTCCAATACCAGCGGGTAAAAACGATAGATCATTTTCTCTGGTAAAGACGCCCGGGCTAACTATTTTTTCTGCCATTTATTGTCTCCTAATATAATTACCAAGTATATAATTATTCTTATATAAATATATGACAAAAACCTCAAACTTTACTTTGTAACAGTAAATTCTCCTGTATCAATATTTAATGTGCCGTCACCATAAGTTTCCTTAAGCTGTTCTAAATATTGACTACGTTCTTCAATTATGCCATTTATTTTGTTTAATATATTTTTTTTCGTTTCCTTCAAGGTAAGAATCTGTAATTCAGTATCTCCTAACCTTGTAGTAAATTGTGTTTGTAATTCGATTGATCCCTTGATTTTATTAAGCTCGTCTTTCTTAATTTTAGTCATAACATTTCTCCTTATTAAATTTTAGTTATATCCGATACAACTGATTCGCCTAGCTGTATTTTTGTTTTAGTTAATACCTTAGAACTTCCTTGTTGTATTTGTTTTTGTATAGTCTTAGGTATAATATGTCCTTCTATTGTTAATGAAAATTCACTCTTTACTACTCGATCCTCTCCTATAGCTAATTCAACTGCGCTAGGAAATTCATCTACTTTAGCTCTAACCATATATTTACTTTTATCACCCCAATATCCTCCTTCACCGTAACTTATAGCTTCGATAATTGTATTCATCTGAGTTAAAAATTCAGTATAAACAACGCAGGAATAATTTACAGTAATATAATCAGGTACAACTATTTTTTCTAGCACTCTAGAATATTTAGCACCTGTTTGTCTTTGATTAAGCATTGTTAATCTATCATACCTTTGATTAGGATCTCTACCTCTATCTACAAAAGTATAAATAGGTTTATTAGCATCAACTTTATTACCAAGATTTCTATTTTTTGTGATACTATCTCTCTTAAATGTAAGAATAGGTAATTGTATTTTACCTCTTGAATCTCGTCTTAAATCATTAGTTTGATAACTTTTCCAATTTTCTGGAGATGCATATTTTACAGGCACTTTATTAATATTACCACCACTATCAGTTATCTGAAGTTTTAATACTTCATCAAAATAATATTTGATAGTTTCATCGATATCATATAACCCAATAGATAAATCTTTATTATTATCATTATCTCGTCGAGTTTGTTCTGCTCGATTAACATTATTTCTATTATGTTTAATATCTTTATTTGCCATTATCTATAAAGTCCGTTTATTTCGCTAGTAATACTTTTAATATTACTCTCTGATGGTGATTCAATATTTAATCTAGATTTTCTAGTTAAATGAGCAGCTGCTATAGTAGATAAACTTTCACCGTGCATATCTGTAGTACTACTAAAGCCAAAATCTTGTGCATCACCTTCTATTACGTTTTGATTTCTTCCAAACAAATATTGATTTTTTGTTAAACTATCAATTTCCCAATAATTAGAGTCATAGTATACTAAATCGCCAATCTGTATGCTAAATGCAGATTCTTCACCAGTATCAAATTTACTATTTTTACTCCATACATCTTCATTAAGAAAACTATATGTAATTTTTTGATTAATATCTATACCGTAATCTGTCTGCATATATTCTTGATCTTCTCTATTTACCATTGCATGAAGTAAAACACCTGTTCTCCAAGCTTTATCACCATTAACACCTTCACCATATAAATTAGTATTCGATTTAGTAATATAAGGCTTAAACACAATTACAGGAGTATCAATAATATCTTCCATTACTTCTTTACTGAAGTGCTTAATAAGCTTTCTATCGTTAGTTCTACCAAATATAGGCATAATCGTTATCCAATATATATGCCGTATGGCATTTTATTCATAGTTTCTTGGTGGAAGTTAGCAATATCATTTTGCTTTTCCATTAATTGACGTTTAGAGGCTGCTTCTAAATCTTCTCTCAATTCTGATATTAGAGCATCTCTTTCAGCAGCACCTTCAGAACGTAGAGTATCACCGTCTAAAGATACATCGCCGTTAGGTATAGGCATTGAACCATATTTACCTCTAATAGAACCTAATAGTTCTTTAACTAATGCTAAAGTGTATTTTTTTATCCACTGTTTACCAGGATCGTTAATATTATTATAGGTCATATTATTATATTGTGCATTAGAAAAATCTGAAACTAGCCCACCATCAAATGATATAGTTCTTCTATCACTTACCTTAATATAATGGAAGTGTAAATTATAAGAATCCTCAGGTAAAGGAAATATTCTTAATCTATTACCCTGTATATGAAACGAATAAGCTGATTTTCTCATTAAATCATTAAATTCTATAGCTTGTACACGTAGTAAATCATCATACATTGGCATTAATAAATAATTAATTGCTGGTGAATAGTTACCCCATCCAAATGAGTTTAACATTTGCTGTGAACCTAACCCAGAACCAATATGTGGATCAAAGAAACGTGTCATAGCAGGTGTAGCTTCATAAAATACTCTTCTGATTTCTATTGAGTCAGAGCCTGCTGTACCATTTTCTAAAGTTACTAAACTAGAATCTGTTAAATCGTATACACCTTTATCTTTTGACATTGATACAGAGCCTGTATATAGTTTAACGTCACCACCAACGCCGGCTTCAGTACCATAAGCTTTAGATATACCTATAATATCATCTAATCCCGAATTAAAGTGTTTATGGGTATAGTTAGATCCGGTTGAATTACCTCTCAGTGTTAATAAATTTTCTTTTATATTAAATCTATTTACTTGAGATGAATATTCCGTTACAGCTTCTTCAAAGCATGCAAAGAAATTTTGATCTTGTAGCTCAATATCGACAATAGGATATCCTATCCTTCTAGCACACCAATCAGCTACCTTAGGTCCATCAGTTTGGAAATCAGAGTGCTCATCGTATATACCAAAAGGAGTACTACCGCTAATGTCACCAGCTGTTCCATCATATACAGTTGTTGTTGCCATATTATTCCTCTATAGATATTATTAGTCTAATATAAATATCAAATCAAAAGTTATTTAGCTTGTTTTTCTTTATATACCTTGAGAATATCATCTAATATAGGATGTCTATGATTTTCTAGTAATTCTATAGTATGAAGCCCGTTTACTGAATTAACTGATGATAAAAATTGAAGACCACTATCCCCGCCTTTTTTCAAATCAACTTGCTGTGAATCACCACAGAACATCATTCTACTATTTAATCCAATTCGTTGAAGTATCATAAGTGTTTGTTCATGATCTAAATTTTGACATTCATCTACTATTACTGATGCATCTAAAAAAGTTCTACCTCTCATATATGAAACTGGTACAATCTCTATTTGACCATCTTTTATCATTTTATCAACACGTTCTCGTCTTAACAATTGATACATGTTGCCATAAATAGGTGCTACCCATGGAGACATTTTTTCTTCCATATTACCAGGTAAATGTCCAAGATCTTCTTTGGATATAGTCGGACGGGTAATAATTATTTTTTTCCTTCTTTTTTGTAGGACTTCCTGAAGTGCGATTTGGCACGCTAACAAGGTCTTACCCGATCCGGCTTTACCAAGAATTATCGAAACAGTGTTATCTAAAATTTGTCGTTTAGCTTCTTTTTGTTCATCGTTCAAAGATAATAAAAAACGATAACCTTTCTTATTATTCTTTGCACCTGCGTCTTTAGAAAATGGTTGTGCCATACTGTTCTCCTTTATTTATAATAAATATCAATATGTACATATATATCCATAAAAAAAGCCCTCCGAAGAGGGCTCTTAATATAATAAATTCTAAAAAGAATTAGCTGATTGTTACAGCAACTTTTCCGTAGAATTCTGGTCTTACAACTTTCTTCGCGTATCTAGTCATTACACCTTTTCTTGGAGTAAAGTTAGTTGGGTCATACACTAGAGGAGTCATAATTAATGGAATATATGGAGCATAAACAGCACCAGTTTCCAAGAATTGATTACCTCTGAATCCCATTAAGATACCATCAGATGTAGCTCTGTAAGGGTTTTTGTAGATAGTATATCTATTTGCAAAAGCACCTACTTTAGTTACACCAGCAGCGAACTGAGTAGCAGTTCCATCTGTATCAGCTGTGAATCCAGGAATAGATTCGATAATAGCAGCAATCTCTGGCGACATTACAGCAAAGTTAGCTCCACCTCTCATAGTTAATTTATGAATAGAGTTAGAAACTTTTTGCATTTCGTAGCCTAAAGTTTGTGCCCATGTTCCTAGGTCGTATCTTGCAGTTGCATTAGTTACACCAGAAGGAGCATATCCATTAGCAGCAGTGTTAAGTTCAAAAGAACCAGCATTAGCTGTTACAGTACCAGCAGCTCTATCTAACATTGCTAAAATTTCCATATCGATTTCCATCGAGATGTACTCTGATAACATTGAAGTTAATTCTGCTTCTGCATCAATTGAATGATAAGCATTCAAGTCTTGAGCAAATTCAGGTGACCAAACAACTTTTAGTTTTCTAGTCTTTGCAACAAGAGCTTCTTGCTTTAATTGAACATTCATTTCTGGAATACCGATATCATCAGAACCATCAGAAACTGAACCAGCAGGTGTAGCATTTGAATCTTCAAAGTCACCTCTGTTAGCAGCAACAAGTGTATTCTTGTAATAATTTACAGTTAATACGTCTGTAGCAAGTAATTCTTCAGAAGCTTTGAATGTAATCGTTGTACCATTAGTAGTAGTAGCTCCTTGAGTTGATACTACAGTATTACTTGATCCTGAAGTTAAGAAGAATGCATCAGCAATATCTAGATCAGCTTCAGAAGCTGAAGCGATTGGAATTGCAAATGTAGCAGCAGCATTAACAGTACCGCCTGTATCACCAGCTAATAAAGCTTGTGTTACTTTCTTCAATGAGTAAGCATCTTTACCAGTACCATAAAGTCCACCTGTTGGTGAAGATGATGATGAAGTATTACCCATTACATCAGTACCTTGTGTTTGGTTTCCACCTACTGTTGTTCCATATTTGAAATCTAACCAGAATACTAGTCCTGATGGTAGGTTCATTGGTTGTACACTAACGAATTCTTTTGCAAAGATTTCGCCGAAAATACGTCTAACTAATGGTAAAGCAACACCGTTCCACTCTTCTGAGCTAGCACCACCAATTTTAGAGTTTTCAGTTACAAGTTCTCTTGCCTGATTTTCTAATAAGATTGCAGTGTTATGCTTTTCGTAATCGTGATCGATTCCTTCAAGTAATCCAGTCTTTTCCCATTTAGATACGTATTTTTTTGTCTCATTCAACTGTTGTCTATAAGTTGATTGAGCATCGTTTAATAAATTTGAAATGTTTGACATTTTTTGTCTCTCCTATTTCTTAAATACGTTAATAATTTTACAATAAGCCAGCTAATCGCTTCATACGATTTGCCATGCCATTTGATTCAACAATTTGTCCTTTCGGAGCTGTTGAGTTTGATTTTCTAGAAGCGAATCCTTCAGTTAAGCCTTTCTTTGAAACTGACTTACCAGTAAATGATTCAGCTAAAGTAGAATATACTAACTTAACTTCTCTCAAATTAGATGCTCTATCGAATGTTTCGATAACTTTCATCTTTTGAGATTCACTTAAGTTATTACCCTTAAACAATTTGTTTGAGAATAATAATTTAGCATTTAGAAGATTAACTTCTTGAAGTGTAGATTTAAGAGATCTGATAGTATTATATGCTTCTTCAAGTTCAGCATCTTTATCTTCCTCTTCTTCCATTTCTTCTTCGTCTTCATCTTCTTCAGTTAGTGATCTGATTACTTCATCTAAATCGATTTCTTCATCATCACCTTCCTCTTCTTCTTTAAGCTTACCTTTACCAGGATCTTCGGTATCGTTACCAGCTTGATCCATTTTGTTATCGCCTTTTCCGATATCGCTTGAGTCAGATGCTTCACGCATTCCTTCTTCAGCTTCATCTTCATCTTCGCCTTCAAGTTCTCTAATGATAGATTCAAGGTCAAGGTCATCCTCTTCCTCGTCTTCTTCACGCATTCCCTCTTCAGCTTCCTCTTCGTCCTCTTCTCTCATACCTTCTTCTTCCTCTTCGTCTTCTTCTCTCATACCTTCTTCAGCTTCATCGTCGCCATGCATTCCTTCTTCGGTTTCGTCGTCGGCATGCATACCTTCTTCAGCTTCTTCCTCGCCATGTTCCATTTCTGCAACATCAACGTCTTCTTCTTCATCTTCCATATCATCTTCTTGCAATTTTGCAGATAACATAGATTGAAGTTTAGGTGTGAAAGCTTCTTCTAGAGCAAGTTTAGCATTAGCGATAGCAGTTTCTCTAACAGCTTTTGCATCAGCAATTGCTTCTTTTAACAAGTCTTTTGACATAATTTGTCTCCAATAAATATAATGTGGAAATAAGATTATTAGGAATCTTAATAGATATTAATTTTGTATCTAATACTATATAAATGATAGTATATTTTGTACACATATAAATATATACGTAAATATAAAATATATAAAAAAACCCGAAAAATTTTCGGGTTTCTTTTATTAAAATGGTAATTCAGGTCCAGTATTTTTAGATGGTGGGACTATCCATGTAAAATTATCCCAATACTGTTTACTAATTTTATCTCTCAACTGTTGCTTTCTAACAGCATCTTGCATCTGTTTTCTACGTTTAGCTGAAGGTTTAGTATACTCTTGATTAGCTCTAAGTTTACCAACGATATCAGCATCTTTCATTTGACGTTTCAAGTAACGTAAACTCTTTTCTAAAGCTGCTGGTGAGCTATCAGGTACTTTAACTCCTCTCGGATTACCTGGTAAATAAAAGTCTTGTCTAGACCATCTTTTTCTTCGAAAGGCTTTTTTAGGAGGGCCTTGGCCTCCTTCATAATTTTTTCGCATTTTTATAATTTTAGTTAAACGATTATTAATTACCTTAATATAAGAAAAAAACTACAATAAACCAACTATTATTAACTGAATCTTAATACGGTTACTCGCTTTAACCCTTTTAATAATTTATCTGTAGGGACTGCTGCTCTACCTACTACGGTTTTGTTTTTATCTTTAATATAATCTTCTTCAGTTTGATGCATAACATATAATTCTGTTACTCCAACCTCTTGGTCTCTTAGGTACTGTTGAGATTGATGCAAAAAATAGACATCCCCACCTTTTTCTTTTTGTACATAATGATATTGAACATGAGTAAACATTTTACCACCTTCAAAAGTTTTTAGATGTTTTAGAGATTTAATATGATCACTTCGAGTTATTCCAATTCCCAATTTCTTAAGAGCGTCAATTACTTTGTTTGCATTTTCAGGTTTATCAGCTTTGAAACTGTATCCTGTAAATTCTTTTAGTATTTGCTTTAGTTTAATCATATTATTACCACTTATTAAATTGATTTTTTAACATATATCCAACGTATTGTTTAATCTTAAGTGCGTATTGAGCTCTTTGTTCACCATAGTATTCAGCTGAACGTTCATCGCTTTTAGATTTATTATCATAATCAGTATATCTAGCATAATTATCTAGAATCTGATTTTGTAGTCTTGTTACGTATTGTAGCTCATGTATTTTACCACCTATGTCAACACCCATTGCTTGGTATTTAGTCATTGTACCTTCTTTAACCGCTTTCTCAACTAATTTATTAGAGTATTGAACAGCAGCAAGTACTTGTTTGTGTATTTTTTCTGATTTATCAGCAGAGTTAGCTAAAGCTTCTTTATATCTTTTTAGATTTTCTTGCTTGAATTCTTTATCAGTTTTGAATGCTGTTGCACCAAATTTTATGTTAGCACGCATTCTTTGTTTGTCTTTTAGTGCATCTCTTTTATTTTCATAATTTATTTGAAATACTATATGAGGCATTTCAGACATACTTTTAACACTTCTTGCACCTACTTTATCTATACCAACTTTATCCTTACCACTATATCCATATTTAGATTTCGGTCCTAAACCATTTTTAGTTACATATGCTACCTTACCGCCTACCATCATTCCGATCATTTGACCTTTTTTAATTTTATTAGTCCAACCATATCTACCTGATTCTTGAAAGTCAAAATCTTTAATAGCTAAAATAAGATATATACCTTGTTTACCATATAATTGAGCAGGAGTTTTCGATACTCTTTTGATATCAGCATCAGTAATTGAGTTCCAATCTAGCCCGGTTTTAACACCAGCTTTTAGAAATGCAGATTTTTCCCATTTACCCATACCACTAACTATAGATTGTAATCTTTTAGATCCAAATCTTTCTGATAAAAGAAATCTAATTTCTTCTGATACTAATTTTCTTAGTTGAGTTTCTTTCATGATTATCCTCCTATTCTAGAATATGTTAACATATCATTCATTGCTTTAAGTGCTTTTTTCTTTGCACTATCAAATTCTTTACCATATCTACCTGAACCACCACCTTTTTTCAAACCAGAAAGAGCCATGTAAACTTTCTTAATGTTTTCAGCTTCTTTACTTGTTTTCATTTTAGGTGCAGCTTCAGCAATTTTAGTTAGTTTAGTTTCGTTTTTAATCGCTTTAGTAATAGCAGCTCTTTTCTTTGCTAGATACTCATCAGACTCATCCTCATCACCATCGTTATCGATATCACCATCTTCTTTACCAACAGCATCCATAGCTTCTGATATATCATAGTACTTGCCTAATTTGTGACCAATATCTTCGAATACTGATTCAAGCCTTTGTTGAAGAGTAGATAGTTCAGTAGCAGCTTTTTCAAATAATTTAGCAGATTTATTTACTTCAGACATATCTCTTTTTACAGTAACAGCATCAAACCAATCACCTGTTTCTTGTAAAGCAAGATTAGAAGCTCCTTTAGTCATGCTTTTAATCGCTTCTACCATATCTTTAATTTCATTAGTTTTATATACTTTAGCACCGTAATCGTTAAATTTAGATACAGCATTCATAACATCTCTTTTTTCTTCTTTAGTAAGAGATCTATTGAATGATTCTTTTTTGCTTTCTTTTAATATATTTTTTAATTTCATGTATACTCTCCGTTTTAGAATAAATCGTCTTCGACGCGATCTAATAGTGTTCTAAATATATTACGCCCTAGTAATACACCTCCTGGTTCCATATGAGATGGTGTATCCTTAAACTTGTATTTTTTATAAATCTTATCAGCAATTCGCTGGAACTCTTTGAACTCAAATTCGCTATTTGCTTTACTTACAACTTTACCAACTTCCTTACCAAACTTTCTAATATTATTATCATCGAATTCATCAGAAAAATCATCAGCTAGCTCAATAACATATTTAGCTAAATCTTTTACTTTAACAGTTTTATTTTCAGCTAGATATTTATCTTGCCACTCTTTAATATTAAACCTACTACTCATTTTAGTTATCTCCAGGTAATGAACATTTGCAAGTTAAGTCGCAAAGCATTTCACTAATAATAGTATTTACTTTGAAAAATTTATCTTTTTTAATTTTACTGCCAACTGATTCATTCATAGGCTTCATGAAAGCTCCATGTGTTGATGGATTTGAAACGAAATCCCAGCATACTAATTCAAAATCATTTTGTACTGCAACAGTATCTTCACTAATTTGTTTTACTGAACCAAGTCCTCTAGATGATATACCAAGTTTAATACCTGATCTTAATAGCTCTTTAAGTATATTACCTGATGGTGTTGAAAGAACTTCAACTTTACCCATTACATCATCTCCGTTCCACCATACATCTAATATATTATGAGAAGCGTTAGCTAAATTAACTACAGAAGTATCAGGATGATCTAATTCACCTAAAGCTCTTCTTTCAGATATTTGAACTTTTTTATATTCGTTTACTTCTCTCATTAGAATATCTTTTGGGTATACTCTTCCGTTTTGATTTTTCGCACCAGCACGTTGCAACACACCTGACACAATAACTCTACCATTATTCTGTTGTTCAGATTCAATAATCATTTGTGGTGATATATCAAATGGTGTATAATCTATAAGTAATGTTTTACTCATCCTAATCTCTCCCACGTGCTACGTTTTCGGTATAAATCGAAAAATATACGAGCAAGTTCGGTGCGAATAATTTTTCGCATTTCTTCGATAGTAATATTTTCATTAATAATATCTTTGCTCATTTAGAATTTCCTTAATTTTTCACCAATACGCATCATACGTTCTGATATCTTATATAAATTATTTCTAGTAGATTTCCAGTATTGTTTATTATCAATACCTTCTTCTGTTTTTAATTTTATATTCTGATTAATAATACGTTCAATTCTAAAAAGTTTACTACTAACTTCTTTTATAGATTTATTAACTTTTTGTTTAGCTGAAAAATCATTATTCTTTTTATATTCATTATATGAAACTTCATTAAGAAAAGAAGCAGATGCCATTTTTCTAAATTTAGATTCTTTTACTTTTTTATACCCTGATTTTTCAACATCATCATCATCTAAATCACCAAATGCATATTTAGTATTATATGCTTCACCTGCGCCTGTTGTAGATATTTCTTCTAGTTCTTCTTCAACTTCTTTTAATTTTTTTTCTAATAATTTATTTAACGACATTATTTAACTCCTTAATTAAATTATAAGAACGAAGTACAGAGACTAAATGCTTATCTCTTATTTTATTTTCTTTTTTTATAAGCTTTAATTGATCTGATACTTCTTTAAGCTTTATCTTTACAACCTTATCACTTACTTTAGGTGTAAGTAAACTTAAAGCTTTAGTTACAATGTTTACTTCTTTAATAATATATTTTTTTAATGAAGAAAGATTAGATATATTATTAATATATTCTTTTAGTAAATTTTTCTGCTTAACGTTTAATTTACCATACTTTTTATTAAATTTCTCAAGTAAAATTTTATAAGATAATAATCTTAAATCCTGATCTTGTTTAGAATACTCTTTAATAATAGTTTCTTTTGTATTTTTAGTACTTCCAAATTTTTCAAGAATATGCTCAGTAAGAAAAACTCTACTTTTCATTACATTCATAGGATTAGAAAATCTTTTATTGTTTTTACTCTCAAGTATTTTATAAATAGATGCATTTAATTTATAATTAGCAACATGAGATTTGAAAAAATCTTCTAAATTGTATTTTGACTTTATTTCTTTTATAAGGTTATATTTTTCTCTATTAAGTTTAGCACTTGATAGTTTATTATGTTCAGCAACTACTACATCAATAAATTTTTCAGCTCTAGCTTCATTTTTATATTTTTGAACTTGTAACGCTTTATATAAATTTAATTCCTTACTCAAATACGAATTTTTGTTAAAAAATTCTTTTACAATAAAAATAGCTGGTGATTTCTCAATACCATTAATAGTATCAGATGTTATTTGTCGAGTAAGTAACTCGAATAACACACCTACATTTTTTATTTTATTATGTTTAATGTTTGCCATATTACTATTCCAATATATACATCTATGCTTATATAAATATCAACTTGTTTGCAAAGAATCATCATCTATCAAATTATTTTCACTTAATAATGATGGTTTTTTGTTTTTGTCTATACTTTTAAGTAAAGAGTCGATATTCTCTCTATATGTATGTTTTATGCTTCTATCTCTATTCTTAATATCTCTTATACGCGTGCCATTTCCTGTAGGATCTGAACCTCTAACATGATCTTGTGTCCCGTATTTAGTACCTTCAGGTGGTCTTCCAACAGGATTAATTGATGATTCAGTTGGTTCATCATCATCTGGCTGTATTTTTGGATCAGCAGCTGGATCTTCACCTTCGTCTTCAATTTTAGTTTTTCTAAATGCTTGCTTAACATCTTCAATAACACTCGCTCTTTCTTTTTCAATTTCTTGATCTGACATATTAAAGATATTTTTATATACCCAATCTTCAGACATCATTTTACCATCTTTCATATCTCTAGCAAGATCAACTTTTTCTTTCCAAAGTGATATCTTTTCTTGTTGGTAAATAGTTGAAGAGTTAGTTAATCCTAAACTAAAATCAACTAATTTTTCATCAGTATATCCCTGTGAGTATAGATGTACTATAGCAATTTTAGTAAGTTCAGAAGTTACTATTCTTTGTATACGTTCTATAGTTCTTGCAAATCTCACATCTTCAGCAGCTAGTGTAGCTTTACCTTCAGTTGTTTCATCATATCCTAAAAATGCTTTTGGTATTTTTAACCCTGCAAATATTTTATTTTTTAGGTAATCGACATCTTCAATACCACCAAATTCCATGCCTGATAATGAATCTATTTCAGTACCTGATTGACCTCCTCTTACAGGTAAGTAAAAATCTTCTAGCATATTTTGCATATTAAACTTAAGATTATATTCACCAGTTGTTTGATCTATATAAGGAGTTTTTTTCATTTTATCGATAACTTGTCTCATATAGTTATCAACTTCATTAGGAGGTATATTACCTATATCTATCTTAAATACTCTCTTTTCAGGTGCACGCATAATTCTATGAATCATCATAGCATCTTCCATAAGAGTTAATTGTTTCCAAACTTTTCTAGCACCTTCAAGCATTGATTTACCATAAGGTAAAAAGTTAGTATCAGACAATAATCTAAAGTGAGCTACTTCATAGTTTTCAAAATCTTTTCTAGTTGTTTGACCTCCACTAGATGATTGACCAGCTAATGAAATATCATGCACAAATTTAACATACTCAGGTTTAGCAGGGTCGGTACCTTCTTCTCTTACCATTTCATAAGTTGAAATTGGTTGTGCATTTGTTACACCTAATTTTTCTGTAATATCTAACTTTAAGTAAAAGTCACCATACTTACACATATTACGTATCCAAGGCCATAGATTAAATTCAATATTAAGTACATCATAGAATAAATTATGTAATATTTTTTCAATATCTTGATCTTTACAATTTATACTTAATACTTGATCGAATTCATTTTTTATAGTGGATTCATCAGCATAAATATCTAATGCTGAAGAAATAATAGAATCATCATCCATCGATTCATAGTCAGTAAATAAATTTAATCTTTGTACTTGATAATTTTGATATTGATTATATGTTAAATTACTTAATGAGCCGTGTAGTTTAGTATATCTATCTATGAGTCTATTAGTTGCTAATCCACTATTAGATTGAACTTTATTTACATCAATAACCTTTAATTTATTTGTTCCAACTCTACGTACTACTGCATTAGTTGAAAATAATGTTTGCAGTCTTCCAAAAAAAGTCTTATCTGCCATTTTTTATACTCCTTATAATAACCATGTTAAATCTTCTTTGTTGTTTCCTAAATTCATATTCCATGAATCGTCAGGATCAGCTTTTTGCGTGTAAACTCCATTGTATGATGTATTTGTTCCCATCAATCCTATAGCTCTTTTATTAAGTTCTAATCCTTCGTTTCTTAATTTCAAAGCTGTATCACGAATATACATAGCAATAGAGAATGCCATTACTAAATCATCGTTATACCCAGATTGTGCTTCCGGTCTAGACCCTCTCCAAACGAAAACAAACAGTTCGTCAATAAGTCTAGTCGAACGCACAACACACGCTTTTTCTCTAAAATAAATATCTAGCTTTGATATCAAAAGTGGTCTAGTCCTAGCAGATGTTGTAAAACCTGGTACCATTTGTGATTTATCTTTCATATCATAGCCTTTTTTAAGCTGAACTTCAGGATCAACAACACCATCGTGTTTATATGTATAATATAAATTTCTATAACCTCTATCTATTGCAGGTTGTAAAGCTGCCCATCCTATATTAGCGTTCTCAACTACTAATAATGCTTCATTATATTCAGTAGCAACATTTACTAACATATTACCAAACTCTTTAACACCTATTTGACCTTTATATTCAGCTACTTGAGTAACTGACTCAATATCAATAACATGAAAGGTAGAGTAGTCTGCACCATCACCTCTTGCAACGTCTGCTACAACAACATAATCTTTTGTATAATTAGGATATTCCCATACCCAGTATGAATTATCATGACCTCGTTTTTCGACAGGATCTTGACACATATTAGTTTTATACCATTCTAATAAAGGACCAGGTATAACTGAATTACCAGATGAAATAAAATCACAATCACATTCTTGAGCTGCTTGATCAGTACCTAGAATTACATCTTGTTCATCTCTCCATGTTTGATTACGTTCAGGATGCACTGTCCAGTGTAATCTAATAGTACTAAATTTATTTTCGCCGTTTTCAGCTTTTACCCATTCTTTATGAAACCAATTACCTACTCCATTAGGTGTTGATAACGCAATACATCTACCACCGGTAGCAAGAGTTTGTTGTGCTGAAGTCCATATTTCATCAATACCATCAATAAATGCTGCCTCATCAATAACTAGCAAAGATAGTGCTTCAGATCTACCAGCATCGGGAGATGAAGAAACTGCTTTACATTGAGACCCATTTTTTAATCTTAATGATAATTTATTATCTTCTAAAACTTGTCCTCTTAACCAGCTAGGTAAATTTTCATGCATTACACGTATTTTAGTTACAAGATTTTTTGCTGTATCTTGTTTAATTGCAATAACTAATGCGTTAAAGTCAGCATTAAATATCATACCCCATAGAGTGTATCCCGCTGTAAGAGTAGATATACCTAATTGACGTGATTTAAGAATAATATTATAATCATGATCTTTGAACTGCGTAAGAGCTTTTTCTTGAAATGGATATAAATCAAAATTTATTTTACCCCGGGTTGGGTGTTGAATTTTACAATACTTCCTCATAAAGTGTACAGGATCTTTTGCGCACTTTATATACTCTAATTGTATTATTTGTTTTATATCTTTAGCCATGTATATATAAATATATAGAAATTAAATTATTGAATTTGACCTGCCAAGTAAATTGCTGTCGATGTTCCTACAACGCCGACTACAACACCAAACCACCTTTTATTATACCACTTATCAGTTATTTTTAATCTATCTGAATATAGTTTAATTTGGTCATTAAGCATTTCGATTTCATAATTTTGATTTAGAATTATAGTTTCATTAGTAAAATTAAGATTAGTCTTATTTAATAATTGTAATTCAAGATCTGCGATTAATACAGTTTTAATAGAATCTTGGTATTCTAAAGTATCAACTGCTAGAAAGAATGCATCTAATTCAGATTGAGGTATTTTAACTATTTTATCTTGAGCACAACATTTTTTAGGAGCAGCGCAAGACGCTAGTATTATAATTCCTAAAATATATAATATTTTTTTCATTACTTTTTACTCCTATATTTGTTCTTAAAATCAGAAACTGTTTTTTTAGCTGATTTAGTTGATTTTACTTTACTTTTAGTATCTTTTATTTTTTTATCTTGCTTAACAACTTTTTCTTCAATCTTCTTTTTTTCCTTTTTAGATTGTTCAGTTTTCTTTTTTATATCCTTTATTTTCTTTTTATTATCTTTAAGGTCTTTTTTGAATTGTTTTTTACTACCACGTCCTGCTGACATAGCAAAAATACCTAAAATAATTGCTCCAATACCTAATAATACTTGCCATAACTTTTTCATAATCTTACTCCTTGTCTTTTAATCTATTATAAATTTTTCTAGCTTTTTGATAAACTTGAGTACCTTTTTTTGCCTTTAACGCTGTTCTTAATTTAACATCATTGCCAGTCTTAGGGTTTTCAATTCTTCTATCACCATGAGTTTTTCTAACATCTATTTCTTCTAAATCAACAGGTTCATTAGAAATAGCTCTATTAAAGTCAAGTTCAGCTTTCTGAACGATTTTATGCATATTAATAAGAGCTTGTTTTAATTTATCTTTCTTTTTAGGATTTTTTTCTGCAACAAAAGCTTTTCTTAATTTTTGTTGTTTAAGTTGAATATCTTGAAGAGCTTCAACGGCTTTTCTAAATCCTTTTGTCATAGATGCTTCTAACATCTTTTGTACTTCTTCTTTTATTAAATCTTTTATTTTCATAATTAATCCCAAAATATCATTTTAGTTAATATTCCAATTAGTGCTATCCAAATTGACCATAAAACCTTTGTAGTAGATTTTCTAAACTGAGTATTCTTATTTACTCTAGCTATAGTGCCTTCGTCAGGATTTAGTAAACGTTCTTTAATCATAGAAAGATCGGCTTGCATTTTATCTTGATTCTTTTTAACATATTCAAGCTCTTGCTTTACTAAATTAATTTCATTACTTAAATGCTCGTTGGTCAGTCTAGCCATTTCTCTTCTCAATTATTTTTTCTAAATTTTCGTTAAACTCTTTTTTAAGTGTTTCTGAATCTTTACCGCCGCTCCAGTCCTCAATATCACCTGCTTCAGTAATAAATTGTTTTGAATTTCTTGATTCTAACCACTCATCATATTCAGCTTTTATATCATTTATAAATGCGTTAAAATTTTTACTGTCAAATTGTTTAGACCACTCTTCATACGTTCCATTACTTATCATTTCTTGTTCCCAAATAGTAACACAAGTTAGACACATTCCCCAGCGTCTAAACATTTTTTTATGAGCTGGATGTGATAATGAATTTATACATTTAGGACATGATAAGGGTATATTAATTAATTTTCTAGCATTATCCATTTTATTAATTGTACGCTTAATACCATTTTTTATAGTCCAAGTTTTTCCTCTTTCTTCCCAAACATCACCTTCTTTACGACTATCTTCTTTTTTCAAATACCCACTACGAATTTTAGTTTTAGAACTAAAGTTACCTGAAACTAAATTTCTCATTCTTTTTACTTTACTTGTTGATATTCCTTTTTTCATAATAACCCTTAAAACGTCATCATACCTGCAATTTGATTTATAGGACCAAATGCACCTGTAAGTTTATATGTTTTACCTTTATATATAAATACTAATCCTTCAGATGGTATTACAGCTTTCCATCCACCAATAGAATTTAATTTATTTAATTGTTGACCCATTCTATTTAATTTTTTAATATCACCGCCTTTACGAACATCACTAATAGCTTTTGATACTTGCTTCTTTATATTCTGTATAGCTTTGTCTGGATTTACTGCTAAAAAGTTTTCTACGTTTTTAAGAACTTCAACGCCTAACTCAAAAAATAATAATTCAAAAGGTTTCATAGTATCTTGTACTGCACCTTTATGCTTTTGTTTATCGAATTCAATTATTTTTTCTCTTAATTTTTGATCTTCAATATTTTTAGCATTTAGTCTAAATGATTTATCGAAAAAGGCCCAGCGTTTTACTAATCCCATTTTAATTCTATTTTCTAAACCTTTGAAGTTTTTATCAATATAATTATCCCACCAAGCTTGATGATAGTCAGCGAACATATTTGAATCTTTCATATTATATGGTGACATAAGTTTTTGTAATTTCTTAGTAAAGTAAGGTATTTTTTCACCAAAGTTTTGAACTGGCTTTACTTTTAGTACATGGGGTCCTATTATACTAAAACTCTTTTGAATATTAGCATCAACTTGTTTAATCATGCCTGCTAATATTCTTGCACCATCTTTTACTGTACCTACAGGAGCGCCTTTTTCGTATCTTAATACACCATGAAATTGTAATTTAGGTGCATCATAAACTATAACGTTAGAAGATTGAGGATACATTATCTCCATATTCATCCAGTTGTTACCATCGTTAAATATTTTTAATTTTTGTTTCTCTGATAGTCTAGATATAGCTTTACTTAAATCTCTAAATGCATATGTAAATGCTTTTTCTATATTACCTCTACCTTTCCATTTAGCAGCAAAGGTTTTAGCATCCATTCCACCTCTCTTAATATCACCATTATTTCTAGCAGCTTTTAATTCAGTATCCCATGTAATAAATAAATTTTGACCATCAGTTTTTTCAGTTGCTGCTGATTCAAGATTAAGTTTACCTTGAAGAGCAATATTAATCATTTGTTTGAAATCACCAAAGGTTAGTTTTTTATCATCAAAAGGGTGAGACATATGTCCGTAAGCACCACCTTCTAATATTAAACCTTCATTCATTAGTCTAAATTTTAATAATGGTCTGCCGTTTATTAAAATATCACCTTTTTCATTCTTAGAGATAGTTTTTACTACTATTTTTTTATTCTTGAATTTACCACCTAATACAGTATCACCTATTTCGATAGGAATTTTAATTTCTTCGTTAGTTGGTATTTTTACTTCTTTATTAGGTTCTGGATGTTTAGTAGATTCATCAGCTCCTAGATAATTTAATAATTCATAGCCTAGTGATTTAGCTAATTTATCTTTTTCTGCTTTCCATTTTCTATAAGCTGTAATATTTGGATATTCTTTTGGAGCAACTGTAGTAGTTTTACCTGCAACACCAGAAGGAAAGTTAGATGGCTGCCTTGTGTTTGAATATCTAGATGGTTCTTTTAATAATTCACTGTCTCCTGAAAGATAATTTATAACTTGCATACCAAACTTTTTTGCAATACTATCAGTAGATTGTTTATAATGTCTTTGAGTTTGATACCATGTTTGAGGACCATCATCTACATTTCCACCTGCTACATTACTATTTTCTTTTATTATTTTTTCAACTCTTCCTGAAGCAATAAAATTTAGTATAGATTCATTAACACCTAACTTTTTGGTAATAAGATTATAATTTTTCATATGTCCAAAAATATGTTTGAATAATTGAGCTCGTGATTTGCTATCTATAGCTTTAGCACCTAACGCCTGTCTTATTGCCGTACCTGACATTTCTCCGTAACCTGGTACTTTCAAACTAACATGAGGAGCAATTAAAGTGTATGCACCCTCTTTATATCCCACTTCTGCTTTTCCTTTCCAAGGCCTAAAAAATTTGCCTCCTAACCGTTGTGCATCTTTAGCACCAATCATAAATACAGCAGCTGTTGTTTTTGGATCATATTTTTTTAACAGTTCAACGGCTTGATAAGGATTTTTAACTTTTATAACGTTTCGTATTCCGTGTGAGTTTATAATTTTTTTCTTTTCATTAAATGAAAAAGGAGATTTAGGAAGGTCTACTTTATCAGATGTTACAACCCATGCGTCTTTGAATTTGGATTTCAACCATTTATAAGTTTCAGCATGATGTTTACCCATAGGCTGAAATCTTCCAGGGTAGATAGCAACTATATTTTTTATAGTTGTTTTCTCTTCTGATATTATTTGATCAGCTAACCAAGTTCCTAAATTTTGTTCTCTATTCATACTTATAAATATCTAATTAATATTAAAAATTATATAAATTACCTAAAGTAATTCATACGAGTAAGCTAGTCCTTTTATAGTTACACCGTTAGGAACATCTGCAGTCATTAAAACGCGATTACCTGTACCTTCGGTATTAATTAATTTTCCTGCTTCTGTTTTAGATAATAATGTAAGTCCTAGACGTTTATAGCCTGCTTTTGGTGGACATACAACAGATGCAATTCCCGTCTTTACCGAGTCCATGGTACCGCAAAATGGAGGAATGCTAGGTACTTCTAATCTATATGTTGCTGCCCCTCCTACTAGAGCACATCCGTTTACTTTAGTTCCAGGTGGTATTGGCCAAGAATGTGTTACTTGTATTGTACCAGCTGAAACATTTTTTAATGAGCCTGATATGAATTCAACATCTGTCATATCTACAGGAGTTAATTCATTTCCAGAAAATCCAACATATACTGAATCTCCTTGTCCTCCACCTAATACTGCATTAAGGCTGTTTTTATCAGTACCGTACATAAAGGTTCCTGCAGAAGCTCCTATAACTAATGCACCAGTACCAGCTCCGTCATCAACTCTTATATTTGCTTGTTTACCAATAAACTCGAGCTCAGGAACTGTATCTAAATGTAATTGTGCACGAAGAGAGTTGCTGCCGAGAAACTGTATATCATCGCCATCAACATCAATTTTATAATCACCAGAAATATCTAGCAAATGATTACCGTCAACAGTTATTGTAGGAACGGTACCGGTAGTTATAGTAAGTTTATCAGAAGATCCATCGGAAAAGAATATATCTTCCCCACTTGCAGCTAACCTTATATCTGTACCAGTTTTAATAGCTAGAGAATCCGAAGATACAATTTGACTATTATCAATAGTTATATTACCTGTTTTATTGCTAATAGATTCTACTCTAGCTAAAGATCCAGTGGTAGTACTTGAACCTGAAATATTTGTTGAATCAGTTGCTATTATATCACCAGCTACTTGTATTCCAGTATTAGTTGTTTCAAACTTTTTTACATTATTATAATAAAGATTTACTTCTCCATTACCTTCAAAAGTTGCCATGTTTTCGTCAGCCGGTGATATAATGTTTACACCAGCTCCACCTTTAATATTCAATCTTCCTGTACCAGAATCATGTATATATGAATTAGCCCCATCGTGGAATATTTTCAAATCTTGTGAGTTTCCAAAAGATATTGTTCTATTATCGTCCATTTGAATTGCTTCAAATGTTCCTGTTCCACTTGCACTTATATCTCCTGAAGCTGTTATATTACCATCTTCGTCAATTGCAAATATTTCACTACTATTTACACCCGGTACAGTTGTTGAGTTTATTGCATTGTAAATACTGAAAGAACCAGAATGTCCAGCTTCTAACGCATTTATTATAAAAGAAACGCCATTGTCTGATACTATTGCAGGTTCTTTTGCAATTTCAGTTCCTACATCAACACCACCATGAAACTTAATTGTATTTACATGTCCTGGTATAGAAATTGTATTTTGTTGTATACTAGTATATACACCTCTTAATGGATCGCCTGCTCTTACTAATGCCGCGTTTAGATTACCACTTGCACTTACATTACCATCAATATTTACAGGGGCATCAATAAATTCGTGAGAACCATTTGCTCGATAATAATTTTTTTCTTTAGAAGTACCAAATACCACACCCTTATTAGTATCACTAATACTTCGATAGTTAACAGCTTGCACATAACCTTTTCCTGCGCCTGCTGCACTTTGTGATTCTACATAAATACCAGCAGATGTACTTATTTCTCCTTCGAAGTCACTGCGACCTCCAACTACTAAAGTTTCGCCTGCTGTTATATTTGCTATTTTAATATTTGATTCTGCGGTTTTATCTGCAGTTTTTACAGTAAGTCCGTTGGTAGGGTCAAATACTAGATTACCTTCAACTGCTTTCGTTGAAGCATTTCTAAATTCAATAGTATCACCATCAGTAATAATATGATTAAATGAGCCGGTAGTAAATATTAAACTTGTTCCTGGAGTACTAGAGCTTATACTTCCTGTAATTACTAGATCACCTGACATTGAAATAGAACCGCTCATAATAGTAACGTCTGAACCTTTAGATTTTATTGCACCGTCTACTATAAGTATTCTTTTTCTACAATTCCATCTTAATGCTGGATTTGTTTTTACAGTTTCACATGCTGTAGGGTCATTATCATCATCTACAAAGGTAATAAATCTTTCTGCGTTTGCATCACAAGTTATAGTTTTAACTTTATCAGAACAATCAGCATTTGTGGCGTTAGTTGCATTAGTTACATTATTAATAGTTCTTGTAAATGTTGTTCCATCATATAAAGTAAGTGTTACATTATTACCAGTACCTGTATTCATTGATTTAACAATATTAGAGCCTGATATTACTCCACTTGCACTTATGTTACCTGAAGCAGTTACATTACCAGTTACTTTGAATCGACCGTTATTGAAATGTACTATATCTTGTTTTATTTCTAATTTTTGCGTTCCACCTACATACATTTCTATTTCATCAGAAGTTCCTCCATTGTGAATATATGTATTTCCTGCAGGTGTAAGACCAGCTGAATCATTTCCATCTAAAATTAGTTTTTGACCTTCGTTTATTACAATATCACCGGATGCTGATATATTATTACCAATTATATTTCCA